TTCGGACCCCCCTCAGTAAACCCCTCAGTTAGGAGAAACCCACATGGCTGGTTACACCCGCCCGGGAGTGTACATCTCAGAGAGTACCCTTCCAGCCCCAATCACGAATGCTGCGACGTCTGACGCCGCTGCTGCAATCGTTGCTCCGCTTCCAAAAGGACCGGAAACAACTACTCTAGTTACATCTTGGTATCAGTTCGTTCAGAACTTTGGTACTTACAATTCTTCATACCCCGCAACTTTTCAGGTAGCATCTTTCTTCCAGAACGGTGGGCGCGAACTTTACGTGAAGCGCATCCTTGGTTCAGGCGCTGTTGCTGCTAGTGCCGTAGTGCAGACCAGTGGTGCGGTAACCGTATTCACCGCTACTTCAAAGAGCAAAGGTACCGATGGAAACAACTTGCGCGTGCAGGTAACTGCAGGAAGTGCCGCAAACACTTGGAAGGTAGTGCTTACCGAAGAGGCTGGTATCTCAGGTCCTAGCAACTACGGTGATGATATTATTCGTGAAACTTATGACAATGTAGTCTTTACTCCTACAACCTCTTCAGACTACATTGCAACAGTCATCAATACTGTCTCGTCTAGGTTTAGCGTGACTGTGGGTACTAACGGAACTCCTGTGTCAACCGTTGTACCGTTTACCAACGGTAATGACGGTGGTTCAATTGCAGCCGCTGATTACAACGTATTCTCATCTGCGTTTGGGTCTATTACTCGTCCGTTGGTTATTTTCTTGCCGGGAGTAAACACGACGCTTTCAACTGACAGTGATGCACGCACCGCTTACTCGGCTGCTGTAACCTTTGCAGAGTCAAACAATGGGTTTGTCATTGTAGAAACTGACGCCGGTCTTACATCCACAAGCACACCTACAGCGCAAGGTTGGGCTGACTCTTTAGGTTCCTCATACTTCTCTGCTGCATACTACCCTCACATTTACATTTCAGACCCAATTGGTCGTGGCACATCTTCTACACGTCTTATTGGTCCTTCAGGCGCAGTAGCAGGTACCTACCTAGACACGGATGCTAATGCAGGAGTCTTCAAGGCACCTGCTGGTTTGAAAGCAAAAATCAGTGGAGCCATTGCTCTTGAAACTGCTGTATCAAGTTCTGATCTTGATACGTTTGCTGCTGCCTCTAAGCCTCTGAATGCCCTTCGCTCTATCCCGGGCGCAGGACTTGTAATCATGGGTGCTCGCACAACTAAGCAGGATGGTTCAGCAAACCGTTACGTGAACATTCGCCGTTCACTTAATTACTTGAACAACTCTCTAAAAGACTTGACGTCTTTTGCTTTGTTTGAAAACAATGACTCACGTTTGTGGGCACAGATTCGCACACAGGTTGCAGTATTCCTTACCCAGTACTACAACCAAGGTGGCTTGGCTGGCAATACCTTGGGCGATGCGTTCTACATCAAGGTAGATGCAGAAAATAACACCCCAACTACAATTCAAAATGGAGAAGTTCACATTGAAGTTGGCGTGGCTTTGCAGTACCCAGCAGAGTTTATTGTCATTAACCTTAGTCAAAAGACTACTAACTAGGAAAGGGACAGGTTAACTAATGGCTCAGATTGTTAATAACCGTTCTAACTTAACAACAGATCCAATCAGAAACTTTAGGTTTTTGGTTACTTTCAAACCTCATTCAGATGGGTTAAAGAATGCGGTTGAGTTCCAAGCCACGATGGGATTTACATCTGTGTCTGGCTTGGCGCTCACTACTGACTCTATCCCTTACCGTGAAGGTGGTTACAACACCACTGTTCATCAGTTGCCGGGGCAGACTCAGTTCTCACCAATTACTCTTCAGCGAGGAGTAATGTTGGGCTCTAAGCAGCACTGGGATTGGATGCGTCAACTATTCCGCACAGTAAGTGGAACAGGCGCTAACAACGCTACTACTCAGTCTACTGATTTTAGATGTGACATTGAGATTGCGGTTTTGTCTCACCCTATTTCGGGTGGGGCAACAGACTTGCAGGGAGGTTTTTCTCCTAATGTTACAGGGCTACAAAATAGTGCTGCCACTGCGTATGATGACCATGTTGCAATGCGTTTTCAGGTGTACAACGCATGGCCAACAAGCATTGCTTACTCAGACCTAAACGCTGGTGACAACGCTTTGCTCGTAGAGCAGATGACTTTGGTACATGAAGGTTTTGACCTTAACTGGGCTGAAAACCTAACCACTACTGCTGCTGACTTTGACGCTTACGGTTCTAACAAAAACTAATAATACATAAGGAATAAAAAATGGAAACTACAACATTTAGTGCGGCAAGTAACCCTGATTTAGCCAACGATTTGATTAGTCAGATTGTTGAAGAAAAACCAGAGGTTGTTGAAGCAAGTATCGAATTGGCAAATGAAAACGTTGTGACTCTCCCCGGCGGGTATTTGACGCTTGACGGGGAGGTTCACACCTACGCAGAAGTGCGTGAACTCACAGGAAAGGATGAAGAAGCCATCTCTAAAATGAGCAACATTGGCCGTGCGCTAATGCTTATCCTTTCTCGTGGAGTAGTGTCCGTAGGAGACCAAAAGGCTACTGAAAAAGTTCTTGATGAACTTCTTTCAGGTGACCGTGACGCTCTCCTTCTTGGCATCTACAAAGCAACTTTTGGGGATACCGCTGAACTTCCAGCCTATTGTGACGGCTGCGATGACGTTAAGACTGTTGAGATTAATGTTAATGATGACATTAAGACTAGGAAGTTGGATGACCCTTTTACTCGGTCATTCACCGTTGAAGGTAAGTCAAATGAGTACACAGTGGTTCTACCTACAGGTGTTACTCAAAAAGAGTTGTTCTTAAGTACAGATAAGACGGTAGCAGAAATGACTACCATCCTTCTTCAGAATACGGTCACCTCAATTGACGGTCGACCAGTCTTTGGTCGGGCTCAGATTCAGAATCTTGGAATTGCAGACCGCCGAGCAATTGGTGACAAGATTGGCGAAATTAATCCCGGACCACAGATGGATGACCTTACAGTTGAATGCCCTGACTGTGGGAGTGAGGTAAAGGTTTCGATTAATTTCGGATCCTTATTTCGCTTCTAGTACCTCTAGTTACACCAAACTAGTGTACGAGTGGGACGCTATTTGTAGCGTCTACACAGGGTGGACTTTAACTGAAGTAAAAGAATTAAGTCCTCGTGAAAGAAAGAACTGGCTAGAGATGGCCAGAATGAAGTTAGAAAGGATAGCAAATGGCAGATCTGTCTAGTAGCATGGACGGTGTAAGTGACAGTCTTGCAAAAATCCTTACACAACTAACTCAAGTTGAAGCAAAAATGAAGAGCATCTCGGGCTCTAGTTCAGGAGTCCGAGATGCTATTCGTGCGTCTATTGGCGCAGGCGCTATGGGGCTTGGCGCTGGTGGCGCTGGTAACTCTATGGCTAACAGCCTAGGTGCATTTTCAGGCAGAGGCGCTATAGCGACAGGTGCTTTTAACCTTGGTAAAGGGGTTATGAATGCAATCCCTAATTTAGGAGATGCCCTTCAAAGAACCTCGGGGTATTACGACGCCAACATACGTGGCAATTCAGGACTGTCTCAAAATAGACTCGCTGCAATAACTATGGGTTCGGCTAACCGCCTAGGTATTAGCAGCCCTACTAGCATGGCTAGTACTTCTGCTTTGTTGTCCATGCAAGGAATTGCTTATGGAAATACTGCGTTAACTCGCACTGGATTTACTAACGCTATTGCTGAGTCCACATCCGCGTATGCTCGTTTGGGCATTCAAAATGAAGCGGCTGCTCAATCTATCTCAAGCATTTACCGAGGCCCTATGGCGTCTCAGTTGTACCGAGTCGGTATCAATGTTTCTAGTAGCCGTACAGGGCAGACTAATAGCCTCACAAATGTTGCCAACCAATTGTACGGTCGTTTTTATGGCGGTAAAAAAGTCACTTCCGACCAAATCCTGCGCTCTTACCAAGGTGGTATTCTTGGTCAGCAATTAAATGCTTTGGGGTTTGATGAAAACACTCAAATGATGATGTTGGACATGTTCCAACAGCGTGCTGGTGGCAAACCGATTAACTACTCCAAGCCCGGAGGTGTGAACGCTGCCCTTGGCCGTTCAAAAGCACAGGGCAATCAAAGTCCTTATGCACTTTTAGGCGAGGCTAATGCGGCTCGTGCAGACGCTATTGACGCTGCTACTGACAAACTTATTGCAGGATTTACTAAAGCCGTAAAAGTGTACGTGGCTGCTAATGAAGCGTTTGCTCGTAATGTTTCTAAATTTGGAGCGTTACTTGAGGCGAAAGGTTTTATACAAGGTATGAAGGGACTTCAAGGAGGAGACGCTGCAGTTGGTGCTGTAAGTAGCCTTTTAGGAACTGCTGGAGGATACCTTGTAGGTAGGGGTCTCTTTAATACTGCAAAAAATATCCTTGGAGGGGGCGCATCAAAAGGACGCCATGCCGCTCCTAAAGCAAGCCTTCTTGGAAGAGGAGCAAACATTCTTTCTAGACTTGGAGGGTTGTTTGCTAAAGGTGGTAAGTTTGCCAAATTTGGAGGACGACTACTTCCCGGAGTAGGCGCTGCAATAACAATTGGAGACGCAATTAAAACAGGGTACCAAGATGACGACTGGAGTTGGAAAAACTTTGGCGGGTCAGTAGGTGCAGGTGCTATTTCTGGTACTTTTATGGGTGGTCCTTGGGGCGCTTTAGCGGGCGGTATTGTAGGAGGCCTTTCTTATGGTGGAGGGTACCTGTTCGGTAAGCGAGGACTAGGTGCTAAAGGAGACTCTAATACTCCTAAGACTAAAGGACATAGTTCAACAGGCACTGGTCTTCCACGTACCGTAGGACAAGCCGTCTCGTGGGCATTAAAAGAAGTTCAAAATAGTAGTGAGAACTGGTTTGAGCGTTGTGAAACGTTTGTGGAAGCCGCTTACGGTAGACGCTACCGTTACGATCATCCTCACGAACATTGGGCTGTGGCTGTACGTGAAGGTCGCGCTCATACAGGTAAAGATGCACCTCCCGGAGCAATGGTTATTTGGGGTGGAGGAACCTACGGTCACGTAGCACTCTCTTTAGGTGGCGGTAAAATTATCTCTACCGACATTCTGCGAAGAGGCAAACCCGACGTTACAACTATTGACCATTTAACAAGAGCGTGGGGAAAACCTTATCGCGGTTGGGTGGACCCTGCTAAAGGGCACCCTCTAAATAAAAATGCTGCGCCTATTGCCGCAAGTGTGTCTACGGGAGTCTCTAGCCATCCTGCTTCTCGCTCATCTTCCTCTAGGTCTGCTTTGGACGGTAGAACAGGGTTTAGTAAGTACTTGTTTGCTCCTCCGTCGTTGTTTGGAGAGGGTCCTCTTTCGACATCTGAAGCAGCAGGTGTATCAGGATCTTTGTTTAGTTTGTCAGGGTCTCTAGGCAACGCCGGAGATGTTATGCAAAACCTTTATGGGTTTACTAGAGCCGCTGGGAACGCTGGGCTTCCCGGATACTCACAAGGCGCTTGGAATCTTTCAAAAGATCATACTGCAAACGTACATGCTGGAGAGATGATTATTCCTGCGGGCACTGCTGAGGTCCTTCGTAATGCTATGCGTGAGTCGTTAGCCGGACAAGGTGGCGGTAAAACCGTTAACGTTACTTTAAAGATTGAAAAAGCAAGTGACGAAGAAGCCATGAAGTTTGCTAAACAAGTTAAAAAGTTGTGGGAAAACGATAACCACATTAGTACTTTAAGGAGTAAGTAACATGGCGTATAAAGCAGCCCCTAAAGGAAACGCGTTTTCTTACTCTTCAGGTAAATACAAAAGCGGGTCATTTGTCACAACTGAAGTAGACATTAATGCACCTATGGTTTCTGAAGCATACCCTGCTATGAAGATTCGTGACACAAACCAGCAAGAACGCCGAGACGCGCAAGAGATCTTAGGTGTTTCAGGATACCGCCCTCTTAAAAAAGGGTTGTTTATTTCAGATAAAGAGTATGTAAAGCAATACAATCAAGAAGAAGGAAATGATAATACTCGCACAATTTATGGGTTTAGATTTCTTTACAACCCAACTACTATTTCTATGGGGTATGGCTTTGCGGATGGGTTTGACCCAAGCCTGCTACTTTCAGGTCAAGACCCCACAAACTTTGTGACACCTATTCAAGGTAGTACTTTTCAATTTTCTTTAATGATTAACCGTATTGATGACATGAAGTACTTAGACAAAACAGGTATTCCATCAAAACATAACCCGTATCCTCGTCAAATTAGCGATGATACCGCTAAGAAAATTAGAAAAATGGGAACCATGTATGACATAGAGTATTTACTTTCTGTTATTTCTGGTTACAAACTTAAAACTAAATTTAGAGGCAACACTGCTGATTTTGGTTATCTTGGTGGTACTCCTTTTTTAATGAAACTTAATGAGTACATGAAGTATTCAGTTTACTGTAGTGGAATAACATTAGACCATGCGATGTTTGACCATCGGATGGTTCCTATTTTGACTAACGTTTCTTTAACGCTGACTCGGTATGTGGATAACGCTGTCGCTACTAGTAATGACGACCCACCTCCTGCTACTAAAAAGAAAAAAACTACAAATACAGGGACTAGTGGCACAGGTACCGGCGGGGCAACTGTTAGGGCTCCTAAAACTATTAATGGAAAAACAAACAGATTAGCAGGAAAAGCACTCCCTGCCGCTGTTGATGGCGGACCAGCCGCAGCAATCATTGCTGCTCAAACAGTTCAACGTACTTTTGTAGTGCCTTACGGGACAACCTTGTACGCTCAAATTAGTGGAAAACCTGAGACTCTGAACATAAGTGCAGCGGGAATACTGGATGAAAATATTAACAGATTCATTAGATACCTTAAATTAAAAAAATATAAATACAATGCGCATATTAAAGTAAACTCTAAAGGAGTTAAAGTACCTGTAATTAGTTTTGTTATGCCTTTAAATGAAGACCTACCTACGTGGGTGGATTTGCCATGATTTATATAGACAGTAGGTACGCAGAGTCTGACCTAACGTACATGTGGGATACCAGATTAGAAACACATCAATTAACCGCTTTTCGTAAATGGCCCACGGGGTATGGGGCTTTTTATACTTACGAATGGGTAGAAGGCAACCGGTTAGATCAAGTAGCAAACAACTTTTATGGTACTCCTAATCTTTGGTACAAAATCATGGACTACAACCCTGAAATTTCTGACCCATTAAATATTAAACCCGGAACGGTATTAAGAATTCCAAATGAATAATTACTTAGGTCAACAAAAACGAGGAACCTCGTACCTTGTTAAGTACTTAGGGATTCCTTCATTAGAACTTCAACCCTCAGTTATTCATGTACATATGGCGGAAGCGTCACATGATGTAGCCGTCATGTTTTATCGTGGAGAAAATGTTAAATATGGACCGGCTTTAAAAACAGGTTCTCCTGTACAAATTACTTGGACTGCTCCTAAGGCTTCAGGAGAATTCATTGGGTACGTATCTTCCATAACGCCCTCCTCTGTCACGGGCTTTAATAACCCTTTAAAAATAGTTTGTATTGGTGCGTCTTTTCCGTTAAAAAATAAAGTAACAACTATTTATGTGGATAAGTCAGCGACCGATGTAGTTAAAGAAATTGGCGCAAAGCACAACCTTAGTGTTGTAACTACTGACCATCCTTTAAAATTTCCTCAACTTAGTCAATCTGGTATTTCTGATTGGGAGTTCATATGCGAGTTAGCCGAGAGGATTGGTTACGGGGTTAGAGTAGACGGAACAACTATTATTTTTAAACCTCGTTCCGAACTATTTGAAAAGAACGTAACTGCTGCACCAGTGTTTAGTATGGACCAACCTGTTGCAAAAGATTTAATTTTTTCACGCACTCTTATTTCTTTTGAGCCATTAATTGCTGAACATTTAGATACCTCACAGTTGTTTGGAACAAATCAAATAGGTGTTAAACATGCTTGGGCTACAAAGTCTGTGCAGGGAGTTTCTCCTACAACTGCTTCAGTAATAAGAAACAAAGCAGATGAATTAGATGTTTCTGTTACTGAAAGAGTAAGGACTACTGCTACTAAAACGTTATTTGACGACGTATCTACTAACCATGTTGTGCACACAGATGAAGAAGTTATTACAGCGGTAAAGTCTCACATTGAAAAGTCTAGGTTCTTTTTACCTGCCCGCGCAGTGTGTGAAGGAGATCCTAGAGCAAAACCTTACATGCCTGTATATGTGGTAGGAACTAACCAAGATACGGATGGGTACTGGGTAATTAAAGAGGCAACCCACATCTTAGAACCGGGTGCTAAATACACTATGGAGTTAATTCTGCACACAGATGGTGTAGGAGATAGTAGGAACACCGCTCCTCCGGAGTACTCTTTAAAAGAACTTACTGTTACTGATACCTCTCAAACGTTAAGTACTCCTCAATTAGTTTCAAAAGGGTTTGCTGTTAAGGAAAAATCTACAAGTTTTGAAGGGTATCCTGAGAGATGGCAGGCTATTTCCGGTGCGGGAAGCCTAAATAAACAAAGTTCGGTACTACCTAAACTTAGAAGGGGAAGAGTATGGTAACCCCTGCAATTTCATTCCCTTTTACTATCGACTCATCGGGAAGTGTATCGTTAGCAGCCACTGAAGAAAAAATGTGGGCTGACCGAGTGCTGTCCGTGATTGGCACAGTAAAAGGAGTACGAGTTTATCGCCCACTTTTTGGATGCGATATTAACTACTCTTTGTTTGAATTATTGGAAGACATTAACGGCGGAATTGAAGAAGCCGTTGCGGAAGCCTTTGATAAACACTTACCGTTATTAACTTTTGTTGGGTTGGAAGTAACCCCTTCATATGATGAGGCTACTGCTAGTCTAACTATTTATTACGACCTACCTAACGAGTTGGCTGCTTCTGTGGAGGTAGGCATCGCATACATTTCAAATACAAGTCCACTTTACGAGGAGTTTTAATGGCTGCTGATCCGTTACCAATTCAATCATCGATTGACTACACCTCTAGAGACTTCTACGCTCTACGTAATGAACTTATTGCACGCGTACAATCTCGGCTACCTAACTGGACAGGAACCGACCCTTCGGACTTTGGTCTTACGCTTATCGAAGCATTTGCGTACATGGGAGATACCATGTCGTACTACATCGATAGAGTTGCAAATGAGTCATTGTTGGCGACTGCCACAAACCGAACTAACGTGGCTAATTTAGCAAAACAATTTGGATACTTTCCGGGAGGGTACACTTCGGCTACGGTAGATGTAAAGTTTACCAATACTGCAACTGTTCCTTCTCCACTACCTTCTTACGGAACTAGTGTAGGTGTGGTTGTTCCGGAAGGAACTAGGGTAACAGGCGTTACTAAACACAACGGTAAAGAAGTAACCGTAACTTTTGAAACAGGAGAACAAGTTGTAGTTCCATGGGCTACTAATAGCACTACTCCGGGAACAGCAAGCGTGTACGCGATAGAAGGCTCGTCAATAATTTACGACACACCTGACGACTCCAACTATGGTAATCAGCAACTGATTTCAGATGGAACACCTAATCAAGTTATAACTCTTCCAGCATATCCTTTAGTTGCTGGATTGATGGGGGTTGCGGTTAAGAATGGAACGCTTTGGGAAAGATGGGAACAAGTACCTAACCTTTTAAACTCCGGTTCGTCAGATAAAGTTTTTGTTGTAGAAACAGACGATGAAAATCAAACAGTTAAAATTGTGTTTGGTGATGGAATGTCAGGTGCTATTCCCACCACTAATCTTCCAGTCTATGTAGCGTACACACTTGGTGGCGGAGCCGTAGGTAACATAATTCAAGGAGTTATCACTAGCATTTCATCAATGCCGGGTATTGACTCATTAACTCTGGCTTCTTTAAAAACAACTTTAAAAGTAACCAATGATGAGGGATCGTTAGGTGGCTCCGACCCAGAAGACATTGAATCAATTAGGTACAACGCTGCTACGTCACTTTCTGCTTTAAACAGGGCGGTTACTCTTTCTGATTATGAGACTATTCCTTTTGGTATTGAGTACGTTGGAAAAACAAAAGCAATTGCTTCAACACCTAATTCTGTAGTTGTGTACATCGCTCCATATGTGGCTTCCGATGACTCGTCGTACTACCCTTACCCGGGAATGACTGGATATGGTAATACGGCTTTACCTACGAGTGATTTTTACAACAGTATGCAAACAGTACAAAGCAGTTTGCTTTCTCAATCTTTAATTGGAACAACAGTAACTGTACTTCCTCCTATGTATACTCACATTACTTGCACATTAACCGTGCACGTATTAGACAACTACGTAGCGGCTGATGTCAAAGCAGCCGTTAAGGCTCAAGTACTAGATTACTTGTCTTATAAAAACCAGTACTTTAATTCAACAATTACAAAAGAAAAGATTCAGTATCAGGCACAAAGGGTAGAAGGTGTTGAGTACGCTGTTGTAACAGATATTAGCAAAGTGGGCGGAAGTGCTGGTGTTACAAACCTTGTAGGTGCTAACAACGAAATCTTTGTAATCTCTAGTGATGTATTAAGCGTAAACTAGTATGGCTGAGTTAGATATTAAACGCCATTACGGGATTTATCGTGGAGTAGTGACTACTAACTCTGATCCTGAAAACCTTAATAGGATTAAAGTAACTGTCCCACAACTTACAGGGGACGCTGAAACTAACTGGGTTTATCCGTTTGATAACAGTTACCCTTACACACCTGCGGTTAACTCTGGTGTGTGGATTCAATTTGAAGCGGGGGACCCTTCTTACCCCGTGTGGTCAGGGGCGTTTGGTGATGTCCCTGAGTTGCAATTTAAAACAAGTTACTATGGCGCTTTTCAAGACAACACGACTCAAACAATAACTAGTACGACAACGGCTTACCCAATGCGTCTTGGAATAGTTGATGAGTCTAATGGTGTTCGCGTCGTAGATAACTCTAAAATTACATTCGACCACTCGGGGGTATACAACCTTCAATGGTCCGGTCAATTTCAAAACACAAGTACTTCAGACCATGACATTCAAGTTTGGCTTAAAAAAAGTAATACAAACATAGACGGGTCTACTGGATTCATATCTGTTCCAAGTAAGCACGGAAATGACCATGGGCACACTGTAATTGGCTGGAACTACTTTATTAAAGTAACTGCAGGTCAATTCATAGAAATCATGTGGCAGTCAGACAGTACCGCTGTAACTCTTCAAACCTATGCTGGAGGGACAACCCCTACCACACCTACGACGGCTAGTGTCATTGTTACTGCCCAGCAACTGTAGGAACCCGTAGTTTATTAAGAAAAATGCCGTAGATAAAGGTATTGTCAATAGTGGAAGTTACTCGTTTAGGAGAGATGTATGGCTGATTATCCAGTAGAAGTAAAGACTTTTACTATAAAAAAAGACTTAACAGACAACGTTCTGGCTGCTCACGTAAACGATCTGCAGACTGAAGTAGTACTGCTAGAGAATACTTTGGGCACTTTAATTACTCATAGCCCTGCGTCTACCCCTACATTCAATCAAACCAACATGCAGAACACGGCTTACATTTGGTCATCTTTGCGTGCTCGTATTGAGAACATTGAAGCAGGACTTTTAGCAGACGCTCACACCCAGTATGTAAAAAATGCAGGTGGAAGCACTATTACACCTTCGTCTAGCAGCACCGTTGGTCTTGTTCTTAAAGAAGCCAGCGGTCAATCCGTAGACTTGCTTCAGATTAAAGACTCTAGCAATAACGTAGTAATTAAAGTAGATAGCAACAGCGACCTCTATGTTGGAACTGAAAAAGTTGCTACTGGTTCTTCTTTTAATCCTTTGTTTCTTATTGGGTGTTAATAGCCAATGACTAAATACAATTCCGGAACTTATCAGTCGTTTACTTATGGTACCCAGTCAGGGCAGTACCTACGAGTAGATCCTTTAAGTGCTACAGTAGTGGATGACGGAGTAGTCAGGGTAACTTGGAGTACTCCCGGAGGTTCCTACAGTGGAATTCGCCTTGTAAGAAATCAATCAGGATACCCAGAGACTGCTTATGATGGTGTAGTTATCTACGAAGAGTTTGGGGCGTTCAGTTCCACCACATCAGTGTATCCGACCAAACAAACTTTCCTTGATGGTATAGAGAACCTCACCGACGGTGTAGGGACAAATAACCAAGCGTTAACTGCTGGAGCACATGCTTATTACCGAGTATTCTTGCAAAGCATTGACGCAGGTACCAACGGTGTGTGGTTTGTTGCTGGAGAAGTAAACACTCTTATACCTAGTTCATTAAAGTCAGCGGATACCTTGTATGGATTATTACCTCGGGTGTTTACATCAAGTGAAGCGGATAGTGTTGGACCGTCATCTACTGATACAACACTTTACGATTACTTGTATGGCTTTGGACTCACACATGATGAACTATTAACTTTAACAAACCTAATCAAACCGGATTACTCTGAAAAAAACTGCCCACCAGAACTTCTTTTAGCAAAAGAAAAATCGTTAGGGCTACCTATTGAGCCTAACCTTCCTATTAAAAATAGGAAAGAGTTAATAAAGAATGCCATCCTGCATTACGCAAATAAAGGAACCCTTGGTGGGCTTACATCCTTTATTTATTCTTTAACAGGGTTCTTACCTGAAATTAATCTTTCTAAAAACTTGATACTCAATCAACAAGACTCATCTTTTGAAAAGTCAGTCGGTAATTGGACCGTTACAAACGGTACTCTAACATCCGATTCAACCATAGCACGGCCAACTGTCACTAACGCTATTACAAATAATTATGTAGGTAAGTTAGTAATCACTACTTCTCCGGCTACTATGGCATTAGGAACCTCCGCTGTTACTAAAGCGGTACCTGTAAACGAAGCAACTCAATACACGTTTTCAACATACGCCCGTTACAACTCAGGGGCAACTGCCAGCATTGTCCTTAAGATCCGTTGGTACGACAAGTTTGGAAACGAAATCCCTTCATCAGTATCTTCATCAGCGTCTCTTTCGTTAACAGGGTCTTGGGCTCAAAAAACACTAACTGCTACATCTCCAAACGGGTCTTTGTTTGCTGGATTTGAGGTTGTAATTACAGGGTCAGCATCTCAACAAATTACGTTTGATTGTTTCTCATTTAATGAAGGAACCGCTACAACGTACTATGAACCTAATGCGGTAGACATCACACTACAGCCTGTTCGTACAAACTTAGTTACTAATCCTTCATTTGAAAACACAGGAACTACAGGGTGGGTCACTGACGGAGCCATCGCCCGAGTAACTTCTACTTACAAATATGGAATAGCGTCACTTCAATTAACTGCAAACACTTCGGCAGATAAACACGCAAGAACATCCGACCACTCAGCAGTTACTCCAAATAATTATTACACCTTGAGTGCTTATGTAAAGTCTGACACGGTTGCTAGAAACGCGTATGTATCTATTAAATGGTGGACTTCTGCGGACGTATTAATCTCGTCCACTGATGGGGTTCAAACCGCAACCACAACGTCTAATTGGACTCGGCTATCTGTAACAGGAGTAGCCCCGTCTAATGCGTCTTACGCAACGGTGTATGTTTACATTAAGAGTCCTTTGTCTACTGAAAAATTCTTTATTGACGCTTTACTTTTTGAGAATACAAGTACTTTGCTTGATTACTTTGATGGTTCTCAAGCAGGTCTTGAAGGGTGTGTCTGGAGTGGGACGTCTGGGGCCTCTGTGAGTTACACGTACCCTAGTAGCACCCTTAAATTTGACAGGCTTTTGAAACGTCTTCCAGATGAATTTCCTTTGAACATTCAATGGCGAGTCTATGTAAAAGGCGCCACGATTCCTGTAGGTCAATCTTCGTAGTAGAGTAATCGCCATGAGCGATTTATTAATTACAATTATTGTTGTTTCACTGGCTATTTCTTTTGTAGTCGGTGCATTTGAAAACTTTGTATTAGACATTGGGGTTTGGCGCGGGTTGTTACTAGAAGCCTTGGCGCTTCCTTCTATTTACTTACTCGGGTACACCAGTAGCAAACTTGTGATAGGTTCTTTGGCTTCTGCCTTTATTGCACTATCCACAATCTATGTGCTAGAAACAAGAGCAGTAAGAGTACCTAACCGACGCCTTTAACTGGAGAACTACATGATTCCATTTCAAAACCTTACGGACTATGAGTTCAGGCTTTTACACACATTACAGGCCCTAGCAGGCTCTGAGCAGGCCGTGGAGGCTCGCTGTGAGGACCTAGGTCTCTGGACAGGTAACAAGTCCCGCTCCACTGTGCTGAGGGCACTCAGGGGGCTGGAATCACATGGTCTGGTCCAAGTTCTGCACACGAGATTGGCAGGGGGCTACCAAGGGCCTTCAAAGTACGTATTACAGGGTGTCACTGGTGCAACTCTGGTAGAGAGCCAGAGTGTCATGGGTGACACAGCAACAGGTGACTATGTGGCTACTGTGGCTAATAGTCAAGACTATAGTCATAAGACTAAAT